CTGTGGAAGTTGGATATTGAAGTCCACCTTGCTATTTTCGATGTTAAAGGTCTGCGGCTTGTTTTCTTTGATATATGTCATATTAGCAGGAGTGCCAGATAAGTTTGGCATTCCCGGAAGCAATTCATTGCTCATATCACACCGCCTTACAAATTAAATGTGACATTGCTGTCTTTGATATTGAAGGTTTTGGATTCATCATGTTCGATAATGGTTTGGTTCTGAATAATCGTCACATTTTGATTGGTAGCGGCACTGGATGGCTGTTCGTCATCTATGACCTCCGCTTTAGGCTGTTCCCGTCCATCGTGTGAGTTCCCTGAGAAGGTGCTGTCAGCGAGACCTTTAATCGCACAATCCCACGTATCTGCTAATGCCTGCCCGGATGCAAGTATCCGCTCACTCAGAATATCCTAATGAGATTTCTCTTCAACAGGGGTTGCAGTAACACCCCCTGTATCCAGAACGGAGTTCTCCTCTGTGATAGAAGGAGTGGACACACGAATGGTTCTGATGATAGCTTCTCCGGCATTTCCGTTATACACTCGTTCTTTACGAGGTTTTTTAGTACTCCATGCGTCCAAGGTATCTACACCATTTGTGTTCCGGTCGCAACGGGCGGTAGCGATATAGTGCAGTACACCCACAAGGAATGGAGCCAGTTCAAAATCGGTTATCGTGCGGATGTCTTGTTTAGATACAGGGCATCCGTTTCTTTTAATATAAAAGAGATCTGTTTCTGGAATATCTGTATCATTCTCGATTACATCAAGAAGAGCCTTCACTAGCCATTCTTTCCTGTCTAAATCAATATGCCATTCGATGAACTCCGACATTCTTCTGAGGGTGTCGGAGTATCTGTTTTTTACGGCATGGTCATAGCTGTCTATTCTGCTCCTCTCATTAAAAGGGACATTGATGCTGCCCTCAGAGAGACAGTCCTTGTATTGAGAGACGTCCTTAGATGCGGTTATGAAATTTTGCGTTCCCGTAAAAGCATACAGCAAATCCGCCATAACGATGGGATTCGCATGATCATCTTTGATGCCCTGTCTGTGGTCACGGGAAGAAGCATTGGTTAAGAGTGCTTCTTTGATAAGGAAGAAGAAAACCCCTCCGCAAAGAAAAGGAAACGCCATTTATATCAATCCTCCGAAAAAAGTAACTCAAGTAACTGAAGTAACTGAAAACGGCGCTTCAAAGCTGTTGACAGTAACTGAAGTAACGATAGGTTGAACCGTGTAAAAAGTTGAACAAGGAGTGGGTTACACCATCTTCTATAATTCGACACCTTATTATATCACAAAGACTTGAAAATTTCTACAGTTCTTGTGAACGGTTGTGTTGCGAACACAGCGTAAATATCGCAAACGCAGAAATTTGATTTAAGTCAACAACCATATCAATCTCAAAGTCCGAGATGGCCATTAGGACGGCGGGATGCATAGAGAATCCACACACAGCTTTACGGCTGTGCCAGGGATGAAGATGCACCCACCGTACTTCGTCATGCCCATTTTTCGGTCTGTTGGAGTCTGCGGTCATCTTCTGACCACAGGCTCCTTTCTTTTTTGCATTCCGCTGTCCGAACCCATCCGGCAGAAAGGAATGCTTAATGAAGATTCGAGTTTTGTATGAGGAAAACATCAAGAACGGCCATAAGGTCTACACCACCATCGATATCCCTGACGGAGATTACAGCGTCATGCTGGATATCGACTACGAACAGCGGCTTGCAGAGGCAGAGCCGGAAAAGAAAGCAGAGGTTAAGCGTTGCGAGAGTGTGCAGGAGATGTTCGACCTGATTAACAACAGGGAGTACAACGACTGGCGCAGAGAACACCGCCATATTGATCCAAACCCGAAGGCAAGGAAGATGGATGGCCGCAAGGGCTATATCCAGGGAGACCCAGACGATGAGTCCTTCGACATCATGAACTATCTGCTTACCGCAACGGACGAGCACACTTACCTTGAGCGAGAAGAGGTCTGCTCCTGGATTCGCTCTGTACTTATCAAAAAGCCTCAGTGGGCAGAAGCGTTTATTGCTGTCCGCCTCGATGGGATGTCCATCCGTCAGTATGCCGCACAGGCTGGTGACTCCGAGAACAACATCACCCAGAAGCTGAACCGTGCCGCAAAAAAGCTAAAAGAAAATTATAAAAACCGTAAGATTTGACCGCCTCTCAAGGCTACCACTTGGAGGCAAAGACCTCCGAATAAATTCAAGGAGGTAATTCAGATGAGTGAATTACAGATTTTTCAGAATGCAGAGTTTGGCTCTGTACGTACAGCAACTATTGACGGTGAGCCTTATTTTGTGGGTAAGGATGTAGCCACAATCCTCGGTTACAGCAATCCGAGAGATGCCATCAGCAAGCATGTTGATGACGAGGATAAGGGGGTAGCGAAATGCGACACCCTTGGCGGCAGACAGGAAATTCTCTTTATCAACGAGTCTGGTCTTTACAGCCTGATTCTCAGAAGCCAGCTTCCTGCGGCGAAGAAATTTAAGCGTTGGATCACATCCGAGGTGCTTCCGGCTATCCGTAAACACGGTATGTATGCGACCGAGGAGCTTATCGCAAATCCGGATCTTGCAATCGCAGCTTTTCAGGCATTGAAGGCTGAACGTGAAAAAAGACAGGCTCTTGAGGAAGCGGTCGCTGTACAGGCACAGCAGATTGCAGAGCTGAAGCCGAAGGCAACCTATTACGATGTGGTCCTCAAATGCAGGGATGCGGTGAACATTTCCGTTATCGCCAAGGACTACGGCTGGAGCGCACAGCGCATGAATGAGTACCTGCATAAGAAGGGTGTGCAGTACAAGCAGTCCGACATCTGGCTTCTCTATCAGAAGCACGCAGGCTGCGGTTACACCAAAACGAACACACATGTATATGAAGACAGCTGTGGATGTGAGCATACCAAGGTTCATACCAAGTGGACGCAGAAAGGCAGATTGTTCATTTACGAGATGCTGAAAGCTGACGGGATCTATCCGCAGATTGAGATGGAGGGTTAATGAATGGGAGTCAATATCAGAAATTCAGAGGGTTATATGGACACAGTTCCCTTCCAGGCGATTTCGGGTATTGACCGTGAGGCAAAGGCAGCGTCAAAACCTGCCTTCCGTCCTCTGGTCTATATCTGTTCGCCGTTTTCCGGGAACATTGAAATGAATAAAAAGAAGGCTGCGGATTTCGCAGAGTACGCATACCGCAACGGCTGTATCCCGCTCACTGCACATCTGTTGTTCCCTTTTATGAATGACAGCAATAAGGCAGAGCGTGACGATGCCATTTTCATGGATATCGTTCTCATGGGCAAGTGCCAGGAGGTTTGGGTACTGAGTGAGAAGATCACCCGCGGTATGAGTATTGAGATTGAGAAGGCAAAGAAGCGCCGACAGACTGTGCGCTATTTCAACAGCAGATATGAGGAGGTACAGGAGTAATGGAACAGTTTACGGCGATTCAGACTGAATATAACGGTTATCTTTTCAGATCCAGACTGGAAGCGAGATGGGCAGTGTTCTTTGACGCAATGGGCATTGAATACGAATATGAGCCGGAAGGCATCGTCTTAAGTGATGGTTCGCTTTATTTGCCGGATTTCTATCTTCCTGATTTTAGGTGCTATTTCGAGGTGAAACGTAAGAGCGTCAAAGGTACGGAAAAAGAAAAGATCGCCATGGCGAAGATCAGCAACGGAAGCCGCACGGATTCCTGGGCAGGCATTATCTGTTTCGGAGATCCGATGGACGATGACCTCTATATCTTCTGTCAGGAAACTGATGATGGAGGTGGCGGCAGCTATGAGAACAAGGTCACTATCGGTTTCCACCCGGATACTTATGAGCCTTACCTTTTTGCTTATAACGACAGACGTGAGAGAAGCTTTTTTAATCGCTTCGGTGAGGACATGGATTTTATCCCGATGCTGACCACCGAGTACGGCACCTACAAATATAAGGATTTTGTGAACGGACGTGTTTTCCGTGCCAGAAAGCAGGCTCGTCAGGCACGTTTTGAACACGGAGAAACACCGAGAGCAAGGAGGGTCAGATAATGCGGAGTTTGGCAATCGCCTACGGCAATAACCGTCAGGCAAAGACCTGGGTCAACAAGACTATCACATTCGATGAACTGAAAGAACGACTGAAGGTTACCATCCGTACTCCTGAGTCTGCGGAGGAGTATGCCAAGTTCAATAAGGCAAAGAGGGATGCCGTGAAAGACCACGGCGGCTTTGTTGCCGGTGCGCTGAAAGGAGGCAGAAGAAAGGTCGACACTGTGGAGCTTCGTTCCATGGTTACCCTGGACGGTGACCGCATTGACAAGGCGTTCCTTGAAAATTATGAAGCCAATGCGCCTTATACGTCTCTGCTTTATACCACCCACAGCAGCACCGATGACGATCCAAGAGTCCGCCTGGTGTATCCGCTGACAAGAGATGTGACCCCGGAAGAGTTCGTGGCAGTCAGCCGCTACCTGGCACAGATGCTGGGCATCGACTATTTTGATGAATGCTCCTAT